ACGGTACGGGCGCATACGGCATTGCGCGGCCCGACACGGGTACCTACAGCCCCGTCTCGACGTGGTCGCTGGACACCTGGGGCGAGTACCTCGTCGCCTGCAACCCCTACGACGGCCGCCTGCTGGAATGGCAATTGAACACGGCGAACGACGCGGTCGCCATCACCAACGCCCCCACGGGCTGCGATGGCCTGATGGTGACGGAGGAACGGTTCCTGTTTGCCTTCGGGCCGGGTGGCAACTTCCGCCGCGTGCAGTGGTCCGATCGGGAGGACAACACGACGTGGACCCCGCTGGTCACGAACGAGGCGGGCGACATCGAGTTGCAGACGGCGGGGCAAATCATGCTCGGCATCCGGACACGCGGGCAAGCCCTGATCCTGACCGACCAAGACGCGCACACGGCGAGCTACCAGGGCCCCCCGTTCGTGTACGGCTTTGAACGGGTCGGATCCTCCTGCGGTGCCGTCTCCCGCCTGTGCGCGGCATCGGTGGACGCTGGCGTCTTCTGGATGGGGCCGGGCGACTTTCACGTTTACTCCGGCGGCGCCGTGAGTGAGGTTCCGTGCGAAGTGGCGGACTACGTCTTTGAAGACATCAACCGCACGCAAATCTCTAAGGTGGCCGCCGTGGCCAACGCCAGATACAACGAAATCTGGTGGTTTTACCCGTCCAGCAGCAGCTTGGAAAACGATCGATATGTGACCTACAACTACAAGGAAGGCCATTGGAGCACGGGCAGCCTAGCCCGCACCAGCGGCGTGGATGTCGGCATCTTCTCTACGCCGATCTGGATGACGCCCGCGGGCGTGGCGGTAAACCACGAAATCGGCAACCAGACGGACGGGGCTGAGGCGTTTGCCGAAAGCGGGCCGGTGCAGATCGCGACGGGCGACAACGTCATGAGCGCGCTGATGCTGATCCCGGACGAAAAAACGCAAGGCCAGGTTACGACAACCTTCCGCGCGCGGTTCTACCCGAACGACACCGAGCGGACTTACGGCCCGTATTCGATGGCCAACCCGACCGATCTGCGGTTCACCGGCCGGCAGGTATCGATGCGTGTCATTGGCGCACAGAACACGGACTGGCGGTGGGGCATGCCGCGCATTGACGTGCGCCAGGGTGGCCTTCGGTGAGGTTTGGCATCCCACCAGTCGGCGCCGACTACAGCACATGGGCGAACGACCTGCGCCGCTGGCTGGCCCGGACGTGGGACAACCTGACGTTCAAGGACGCGGCCGCCTCGGCCACGCAGGACGGCACGCTGCTGTGGGATCCGTCGGGCGGCTATCCGACTGTCTCCAAGGATGGCGTGTGGCGGCAGATCGTGCTGGCCGATGGGTACGCTATTTTCAGCCAAGACGTTGATATAACGGCGGCGGCGGCTAACACGGCTTACAAGATCGCTCTGGACAACATTGCGTCTCAGGGCATCACGCTCACCGGATCGCCGCTGACGGAAATCACTTTTGTCGAGGGCGGGCTGTACGAATTGTCCTTCGCCGCGCAGATCAGTTCGACGTCAAGTTCGACCACTACGTTCAGATTCTGGCCACGCATCAACGGGTCGGACGTGCCGGGCAGCACGATCGTCGCCAGCTTGCACAACAACGACGCCACAACCGTTGTATCCCGCACGTCAATCTTTACCGTAACGGCGGGAACCGTGTTGAATGTCATGTGGGCAGTGAACCGGGTTCAAGGCTATCTTCACGCAACCCCAGCGACAGCCTACGCGCCCGTAGCCCCATCGATCACGCTCAATATCACGCGGGTGCAGGCGTGACGGTGAGCCAGAAGCAAATACAAGACTGGATTGAGGCCGCGTTGGAATACAGCGGCGGCACGCACGTCTACCAGGACATCGTGGACGCGATCGGCGAGGGCCGCATGCAACTGTGGCTTGGAGAAAGGGGGTGCGCTGTCACTGAAATTGTGGTATTTCCTCGCAAGAAGGTGCTCCACGTTTTCTTGGCGGCGGGCGAAATGGATCAACTGTTCGACATGATTGACGACGCAACGGAATGGGCCAAGGGGCACGGCTGCACGGCAATGACACTCGCCGGTAGGCCCGGCTGGCAACGCGCGATGAAGCCCCTGGGTTTCGTGCCGACGCTGGTCACGATGGAAAAGGATTTCTGATATGGCTGGTGGTGGCAGTGAAACCCAAACTTCAACGATTGAAATCCCCCAATGGCTGCAAGAAGCCGCGCAAAGCGGGTTGGCGCGCGGCACGCAAGCGGCAGGCATAGGCTACGTTCCGTATCGCGGCCCCGACGTGGCCGCTTTGACGCCGCTGCAGGAAGCCGCCATGTTCAACACTAGCCAGGCTTCGTCCGCCTTCGGGCTTGGGGCATCGCCACTGCCCGGCGCGGGCATGCCGCAAGTCCAGACCTTCGCAGACGGGACGCGCGGCTACAGCGCATTTCCGCTCTACGAACAGGCGTTGAAGCAACTGCAAATGCAGAACCCGGAGCAGTACGCCAAGCTGATGGCGCCGTTTAGTGGCGGCGGGCAGTTTGGCATCACCAGCATGCCAATGGGCCAGCCGCAGTCTTACGGTCAGCCTCTGCGAGAGGGCCCGCCCCAAGGATCAGGCGCATCGCGTGACTATGGCAGCACTGCGGCGGACAGGATTGCGCAAGGCTTAGGCGGTCGGGCGGGGTCCAGTGGACTATCCTCACGCCTGCCGGGTGGCGTTAATACGCGCAACCCGTCCAGCGCGGTGAACCGGGCCGCAGCTTCCCTGTCGGGGCCGCAGAAAGCGCCTACGGCAGCGAGCAGGCCGGCGGCAAAATCAACCAGCACACGGCAATCGGTTGTTGATAGCCGCAACAAGGCGGGGAAAAAATAATGGGCGGCGCAGCAAATCCATCAACCGCAGCACAGGCTTTCCCCGGCTTTGGCTCGGGCGGCAACAACATTTTCAACAGGACGGCCGACCCGGCAATGGCTGGCCGGCAAATGTCTCCTGAGGCCCAAAGGCTTATGGGCGGCATGATGGGGATGGTCGGCGGCGCGTTTGGCGGTGGCGGCGGGCCCGTGACTTTCAACGGCGGCGCTGGACAGCCTGCAGCCAATGCCGCGCCAATGTCGCAACCACAACCCGGCATGGGCGCCCCGATGGGCCAGCCGGCACCGAACGTCTATCAGCAAGCGTCCGGGCTGTATAATGCCGCCGCCGCCGGCCCGAACATCGGCCAATTCATGAACCCCTACACGTCCGAAGTGATCGGGCGCACCGGCATGGACATGGCCCGGCAGGCTCAGATGGCGCAGAACACGCTGGGGGCCGAGGCAACGCGGGCCGGTGCCTTTGGCGGATCCCGGCAGGGCGTGGCGCAGGGCACGATGCTGGGCGACTACGGGCGCGCGTTTGGCGACATTGCGGCACAACAGCGGCAGCAAGGGTTCAACACGGCTCTGAGCGCGGCGCAAGCGCAGCAAGGCATCCAGTCTGGCCTGGCCGGGCAAGGCTTTGGCTTCGGCCAGTCTATCGGGGCAACGCAGGCGCAAGAGGGCCAGCGCATGCAGGGCATGAATCAAGCCCTGATCGACGCCGCAAAGGGTCAATTCGGCGGGTTCACGGGCGCGCCGAAGGATGCCCTTAGCACATTTTTGGCTGCATTGGGCGGGTCGCAAACCGGCCAGCAAACGGAGACGCAGACATCGACCAGTAAACCTGGCTGGATGCAATATATAACGCCGCTCCTTGGGGGGCTCTGATGGCCATCACGATTGACGAACTGAAGCGCAATGTCTTCCCTGGCGAAAGCGGCGGGGATTACAACGCACTTTTCGGGTACGCCAATCGGCCCGGCGGCCAGTTTTCTGGCATCAATCTGACAAACATGACCGTTGACCAGGCCCTGCAATTCGCAGACCCGAGCGGGCCGTATGGTCAGAGCGTCAAAGGCCAGATCGGCCGAGTGGCCACGCCGATGGGCGCGTATCAGGTTGTTGGGACGACCTTGCGCGGCGCCAAGGAGGGCCTTGGGCTAACTGGCAACGAAGTCATGACGCCCGAATTGCAAGACGCCATCGGCATGTGGATATACCAGAACCAAGGCCCGCAGGCGTGGGAGGCGTGGGGCAAAGGCGGATCATCCCCGCAGCCGAGCGCAAGCACCCCGTTCGGCCCCGGCACGCCAGCCCCAATAGCGCCCACAGCGCAGTTCATGCCAATGCAACCCACCGATCCATTCGAGGGCATGGGCCTGCTGTCGCGCTTTGCGGCCAGCCAGGGCATCGCGCAAGAAGCCGGCGGCGCACCGCTGGCGAACCTTCTTAACATCATCACGCAAAAGAAAGACCCCCGGCTTGCCGATCTGGCAAAACAGCGCGGCGGGTTTTTGGGTTTATTGGGGGCGTAAATGGCGATTAATATGGAGGAACTCCTGCGAGCCTTCGGACGGCCCAACGTGGTCGAGGTTGGCTCGGTTCCGCAGCCGCCAGCAATGCTGCCACAGCCCGTCAGAGCGCCCGTAGCGGCCCAAGCGCCCATGCAAGCACCTCAGGAAGCCCAGCGGCCCCGCGGCCTTCTGGGTGGCTTCTTTGGGCCCGAGGGGCGCGATGCCAGATCTCGCCTTGCCATCGGGCTCGAGGGTTTGGCAATGAACCCGAACCAGGCGCTGATCGGGCAACTGCAGCAAGGTATCGAAAGCCGCGCAACGGCAGCGCAAACGAATGCGACGATTGAATGGCTGAGGTCGCGCGGCCGTGATGATTTGGCTGCGGCTTTGGAAGCTGGGGCATCGCCGCAAGACGTGCTGGCCGAAGCTATGCGGCCGGCAGCCGGAGCCGAACGCGGCGTTGTGGTTGGCGAGAACGTCGTTGATCCGATCACTGGTGAAGTCATCTATCAAGGGCCTGATCAAGCTGCTCCTGATATGACACCTGCCGCGTTCAGGGCCCTTGATCTTCAAGCGCAAGCGGCTGGATATGCACCCGGCACGCCTGAATATAAAGAGTTTATGGCAACGCGCGGCTCTGGTTTGGCGGCGGAAGCCAGAGCGATCGGAGAGCAGCGCGGCGCGGCAATTGCTGGCGCGCCTGTGGACGTTGCAACGGCTGACGAAACGCTTCGATTGATTGAAGGCGTGCGGCAGGATCCCGGCCTAGATATCGGAACTGGGGTAACGTCGATCGCAAATATTGTGCCTGGCACACCGGGTTATGACTTTCAAAACCGTGTCGATCAGCTTCTCAGCGGCGGGTTCTTGACTGCCATTGACCAGCTTCGCGGAATGGGCGCGCTGTCAAACGCAGAAGGCCAAACGGCGACACGCGCTATCAGCCGCATGGATACGGCAACAAGCAAGCCTGCCTTCCTTGAAGCGCTTTCTGATTATGAAAATATCGTTCGTATAGGCCGAGAGCGCGCGGCGACTCGCGTTCCGCAGCCCGTTGCCCCTGCTGGCGGCGCGCCTGCTGTGGGCGCCCCCGCCGGCGCTACCATCCGCTACGACGAAAACGGGAACCGCATGCCATGATCAAAATTGAATTGTTTGACGGAACGGCTTTGGAGTTCCCCGAAGGCACCAGTCAAACGGTGATTGATCGGGTTGCAAAGCAAGAAACTATGTCGCGTCGGGGCACACTGCGCCAAGCCGCTGGCACGCCGACGGAAGGTTACAACCCGCCCGAACGCACCACCGGGCAGTGGCTCCTCGAAAACGTGATCGGCAGCGGGGCTGTTGACACACCCGGTGAGCGCGCCGGTGAGTTGATTCGTGGCGTTGCTCCGGCACTTTCGCGTGGGGCAATGGAGCTTGTCGGATTGCCCGGCACGCTCAGCAGCTTAATGGATGTTGGGGCCAAGAAAATCGGGCTTCTGCGGGAAGATGCCCCGCCGAGCCCGGTGTTTTCGGCGCTGTCTGGCGAAGGGTTGCGCAGCGGCGCCAGTGCGCTGACCGGCGGAGAAACGGAATATGTCGCTCCGGGCCGCGCGGGTCAGTTCATATCGACCGGCGGCGAGTTTATGGGCGGTGGGCTTGGTGGAACCGCCCGCAATGCTGCTATGGCTGGGCTTTCCGGCCTTGCTTCTGAGGCAGCCGGTCAGGCCACAGAAGGCACTGCAATTGAGCCCTATGCCCGGCTTACCGGCGCGTTGGCCGGCGGACTTGCGTTTCAGGGCGTCTCTGGCTTGGTAGACGCAACGCGCCGCAACAAAGCGATTCGCCAGTTCATGGACCAAACACCTGACGTGGCCGCACTCAAGTCTCAGGCCGGAGACCTTTACAACGCAGCGCGTGCTCAAGGGGCCGTTGCAACACCTGCCCAGGTCAACACAATCGGTGATGACTTGATGCAGACGCTCCGCGGCGAGGGCTTGATTACGCCCAAAGGCAATATGGCGGGTTCTTATCCGCGCGTTTCCGATGCGATCAAGCTGGTTGACGATTACCGCGGCGCGCCGATGACGCCAACCGAAATGCTGCAAGTGCGGAAGTCTTTTCAGGCCGCTGCACAGTCCGCCGATCCCGTTGAGGCGCGCATCGGCACAATCCTTATTCGCCAGTTTGACGACTTCACCAGCCCGCTTGCGCCACAAATCGCAGAGGCAAATCAAATCTACCGCCGCGCGATGCAAGGCGACTTGATTGAGACGACCATCGAACTGGCAGGGTCTCGGTCCGGTCAGTTTTCTGGTAGTGGCTTCGAAAATGCACTTCGCACTGAATTCCGCGGGCTCGAGCGCAAGATTATCAAGGGCCAATTGAAAGTCACGCCCGATGAAGAGGCGCTTATCAAGCGTATCGCGCAGGGCGGATTTTCCGAAAATCTTGCCCGTGACATTGGTAAAGCAGCCCCGCGCGGCGTTGTGTCGTCTGGGCTTGCGGGCGGCGTCCCCTTTGCAATCGGCACGTCTATCGGCGGCCCTGCCCTTGGCGCGGCCCTTGGTGCCGGAACGCTCGCTGCCGGTGAAATTGGACGCCGCATTGCAACATCACTGCAAGGCCGCAACGCAAGCCTGCTGTCGGCGCTTGCACGTTCTGGAGGCCAATTGCCGGCGAACATAGGGACAGTCACCTCTGTACCGTCTATGCTAGGCACCATCCCCGGCCTTCTGGCGCAATGAGGTAAAGATGAAACCGAAAAAGCTAACCCGCGACCAGATCCAGAACACGGTCAAAAACGCCATCATGGAGGCGGTCAGCTTCGTTGAGGCCGAGATCGCGCCGGACCGCATCCGGGCGCAGAAGTATTTCGACGGCCAGGTTGACCTTGCATCGGAAGACGGCCGATCGAGCGTTGTCGCCACGAAATGCCGGGATACCATCCGCGCGGTCAAGCCGTCGCTGATGCGGGTTTTCCTGCAGTCCGGCCGACCGGTGGAGTTCATCCCGCGCAAGCCGCAGGCCGTGCAGGAAGCCGAGCAAAAGACAAATTACGCGGCCTATGTTTTCGAGCGCAACAACGGCTTTCAGATTCTGTCTGACGCCATTGACGACGCGCTGAAGAAGAAAGTCGGCATCTGGAAAGTTTACGTTGACGAACCCGCCAGCATCGAAATCGATGAATACAGCGACCTCACCGAAGATCAGGTTCAGTTGATCCGCATGGATTCCGAGATTGAAATCTTGGAAGAGGAAGTCACGCAGGAAGCCATCATCGACGAAATGGGCATGACCATCATGCCCGCGGTGTATGACCTGAAGATCGCCAAGGAAACCCGCAGCAAAGAGATCCGCATCGACGCGGTGGCACCGGAAGACTTCTTTGTGGACCGGAACGCATCCGGCATTCAGGACGCCTACGTCTGCGGCCACAGCGCCGAGGCGCGCGTGGGCGATGTGGTAGCTATGGGCTACGACTTTGAAGAAGTCTACGACATGGCCGGCACGACTGACGGCAGCGTTGACGAGGAAGAAGAACTTCAGCGCAAGGGCTGGGATGCCAGCGACACGGACGAGGACGCCAACGACCCGTCCATGCGCAAGATCACACTGACCGAAGCCTACATGAAAATGGACATCGAGGGCACGGGCATTCCGCGCCTTTACAAGTTCCTGTGCGGCGGCGGCAGCTATGAAATGCTGGACTACGAACTCTGCGATGAGATGCCGTTCGCTGTGTTCGAGGTGGATCCCGAGGCGCACGCCTTTTTTGGCCGTTCGCTGGTGGAAATCATCATGGACGACCAGGACGCAGCCACAGCCCTGCTGCGTGGCTTGCTGGATAACATGTCCCTGATCAACAACCCGCGCATGGTGGTCAACTCCAAGCTTGTGAACATGGACGACGTGCTGAACAACGAGATCGGCGCGGTTATCCGCACCAGCGATGTCAGCGCCCTGCGTGAGATCACGATCGGCGGGATGGCGACCGGCCTGCTTCCGGCCATCACCTACTACG